AAAGATTTTAAAAATCCGTCGTAGTTTTTCATTATGCGGGGCAAGTAATCAACTCTGTACTCAATAGGTATTCCGTTAGCATTAGCTAATTTAAACAAATCATCCAAGCTGTTCGTGACTTCCTTAAAATTTTGCGATATGCCTTCCATGCCTTTTCTGTCACGTTGCAAACGATTAAGCATTTTGTATGCTTCGGGCATGGATTCGGTCTTACTGGTCAATCTCTGAAATAGTTGTTTTTCGTTTTTTGTAAATTTTTTGTATTGATCAGCAAAAGGACGTATTCTGTCACTAAATACTTGTTTCATGCTCAATACGTCTAGTTCAAATTTATCAAGCCTGCCTGCAACAAACGGACTTATCTCTTCGATCTGAGTTTTAAGGGGTTGCAAATATTTGTTGCTCAATCCTTTATTTATAATACCAAAGGTTTTATTAGCTACAGGCAATAATGTCTTTTCGGATATTTTAGATACTGCTTTCAAGCCCCCAAGGGCGGCAAGACCTTCACCAGCATTTTTAAGTTTACCCATCAATATGCTTTCGCCTTCCACCTTTTGCAATGGGCCTGCCTTTAGCATATCCGATATTCCTTCTTCGTCTGCTGATAGAGCAACAAATTCGGTTACCGCCGCTCCGGCAGGAAGCTTAACTGCTTTAGGAACTTTACTTAGTGGTTTTGCAAGTTTTGGAATCTTAGAAACTGCACTAACTCCAGCACCAACAGGCAAAAGCTGTACTCCATATTTTGATACTGGTCTAACAATAGATTCTTGAAAGTCCTTTTCTGTAAATACTGGTTCACTCTCAGGGCGATTTGCCATGAGCATAAACATTGAAAGCTCCCTAAAAGAGTTTGGTTTTTCTGAAGACATTGGGTTTTCCGGGTCTGCGCCAAATAGTTGAGACACCCCCCTGTACAAATCCCCAACTCCTTCGGCGGCTCCGAAAGCCAAGTTGTGCTTGAACTTCTCAAACTCGTATTGTATCGCATCGTACCAAGGTGTTTCCTGTATTTTTTCCCTTAGATCATTGCTTGGTTGAAATGCTTGAATATCTAAAGGAGAGGTAGATTGACTATCCAATAGCGTTTCTTCGCTTGTCGGTTGTTCAGTTTCCTGATTTTCAAACAAAGCAGAGTACTTGCTTTCTGATTCAGGTTTTTTCGTCAAATCTTCCTCTTCAAACAAAGCAGAGTACTTGCCCCCCGCATTGATGGCAGGATCATCCTCAAACAATGCTTGATATTTGGACATATCCTAGCGCTCTAATATTTCTCTTGCCTTTAGTTTTTCCTCTTCCGTAGCTTCTGGATCATTGAGTGCTTCTTGTGCAAGTTGCCTTATGTCTGTCTGGCCCGCACCCGGGGGAACGATTGTGCTTGGGGCTGATGGGTCTTCTGATTGCGTGTCAGTTGGCTCTTCTGATGGCGATTTAACTTTACTACGCAAACCAAGTAAGGTAATGGCTTGTTCCATCATTGGATTCTTTACTCCACGACCAAATCCAAACATATTACCTTCGCTTTTGAAGGTGTAAGTTTTTGTTTCTTCATCGTAATCGTAATTATCATCAAGATATACTTGAAGTTGTGCTTGATCTAATCCTTGAATCATAGCCTCTTCAATAGCCTTTTGGCTAATCTTATCATTCAGAGGTTGCAAACTGTTACCCGTCCAAACAAAACTTACTTTATTGCCTGAGATGCCCTTAATGTCAACTCTTTGACCAGGTGTGTAAGTTTCGCTTTTTTCTTTAGCTTTTGACATAGCATCATAATACTCTGTTTGCGCCCGAGTTAAATCTGCGTCCTTAATCTTCTTTGCATATTCAGCACTAGCAAGACTCTTGGCGTACAGACTTTGATCTTCAGCAGTTTTTGCATCAGCAATTGCTTTTCTAACCTTCGGGTCAGCTAGTCGCTCTTCAAGCTCTGCCTGTACTTCAAGCATCCCTTTTTGCGTTAGAGCATTATCAAGTTTCAATTTCTCAATTGTAGCTTCTTTGTCTGCCGCGCGATAGGCATTGTACTGATTAAAATCCTTTATCGTTCCTTTCCCTTCCTCTATCCGTTTTAGAGCAGGCCCAATAACCCGGTCTTGTTTCATAGCTTCAAGCTCTTCAGGTTTGTCCTCAAGTAGTCTGCGAACATCTCCTTGAAAAGCAGCTTCTGCTTTTTCACGCTCCTCCTTATTCAACTGGTAAGTCTCAATCGCCTTGGCGGCTTGCGCTCCCAAGTTCGCATACATTTGTCCTTGCGCGCGTCCAGCCTCGATGATGGGGCGTGTATCTATCCGCCCAAGGGCTGATCCGTAATCTCCAGTAAAAAATGGTCGTCTTGCCATGTCGTTTATCTCCTTATCTTATTATCCCAAAATACCGCCCAACGCTGCACCACCCAATGCTCCCAGACCACCAAACAATCCAGCCCTTGCAGAACCTTTTGCCGCCGCTTGCGCCCCAGCAATGTTCGCTTCGTTAGCCGCCATTTGACTGATGAACCCAAGACCAGCTTCTGGTCGCAAGTATTGCGGGCCAGATTCCAATCCGTATCCAGCCTGTCCAAGTATGCTCTGTGCTTGCCCTGTAGTCGGTGTTCCAGGTCTGCCAAGAATTGCAGTAAACGGATCAAGTTGATTCTGTTGACGCAAAGCAAGCTCACGAAAGCGTGTGCCTGCTTCCTGTCCAAGAACGTTCTGTGCGAATGCACGGTTTTGCATACGTCTCTGATTGTCCTCAAGCACACGCGCTTGGGCTTCCCTAATTGCTTCGCTCTGATCAAAAGTACGACCCATCATGGTCGCTCGCGCACGGGCGGCTTCCGCAATTTGTCTCTCTTCCCTATCGGTCAATCCGCCTTGAAGACCAAGCAATGCTTCATTCGTCAAAGTCTCACGCAAGCCTGCCCCTTGTGGTGTGCCTGCTTGCGCAAGGCGAGCGGTAAACGGATCACCAGCATCTCCCATAGGGCCAGCATCTCCAACATCCCCAGCAACGCCTTGCGCTTGTTCCGGGAAAGCCTCACGCAATTGATTCATGCGTGATTCAAACTCATCCTGTATGGTATCCGCAGTCATGTTCGGATCGAACACCCTACCCCCTGCTTCCTGCTCTGCAAGTTGCGCAAGGTCGGACTGCTGGTCTGCCATAATATCATTTAGCATGAACTGGTAAGGATCATCCTTTGCAGTAACTGGTGCGGTATCCCCTGCTCCTCTATCACGCTGTTCCATCATATCCCGCATGAACACGTCCTGCATACCACCAACTTCTCCAATAGTGTTCATCAAGTTCTCGTCACGAAATGCGTCCATGACGTCCTTAAATCGAGGAGCAAGACGCTCGACGTCGGCAAGGTCACGCTCACGCCTGCGACTAAGCTGGGCTTGTCCGATATCCTCAGTCAATGCAGATAGACCAAGAAATTGTCCAGACTCGTCAAATCCTGCAGTCCTGTCTTCCCCAAGCAATTGCCTTCGGTCACCAAGCAAGTCAACCATGCCGGTAGTGGTACGCACGGTCTGTCCCTCTTCTAATGGTTCACCAGTATTCGGATCAATAAAGGTAAAGCTTTCGGCAACCGCATTAGCGTCTCCACCTGCATCATCAATAATTCCTTGCAGGCTTCGCATCTCCTTAGTGGCATCTGCCAATATATCCAAATCGGAACGCTCGCCCTTTTGCCGAACCATTTCACCACCAAAAAGCATACCTTGAACAAATCCACCTGTTTTGGTGTCTACAATGCCGTATTGAGCATTAGTTGCAGGAGTAATGCTCGTCTTGCCGCCTGCTATAGGTCTCGAAGTTTCCCCTTTGGCTTCCTTTAACTTAACCAACTGATACCTGCCTCCACCAGCTTCAATCGCTTGTCCTTGATCATCAGTTGCAACCTGTCCACCACGAATGCCGAATCTTCCTGTTTCCGGGTCTTGGACTACCCTTTGCTCCTGTCCAAGCAGAGTCCTGCGAAGAATATCAGTATCCATTTGGGCGGTCTTTTCCCTAATCCTGCGCTCTAATGGGAGCAAGCTTTCCAAGCTACCCGTTTCCGCAAAGTCACCAGTTCCTCTAAGCAAATTCGCTTGCGCCCTTAGTGCGTCAGCAAGCCCTTCTCCATATGTTGGTTGCGCAGGATAATTTATGTCTGGACTACTCATTTTACATTCTCCTTCTTACTTGATCCAAAGTGTACCACTTAACTGGTTTGTTCTTAACGTGCCTCATCCATCCCACCCAAGGGAGCGCATAAGGTATTCGACTGATAAATTCTCCAACCGCTCCGTCCCCGACTGCGGTTCTTACGTACCATGCATTGGGGTTCTCCACATCCCATTGTCCGTCAGGATCACCACCATCCTTTCTTACGGGCTTGCCAAGCAATAAACTATGCGGGGTCTTGAACACGTATCCGTGAGCCATGTACACGCTGATATCCTTGAACATATCAATCCCGATATCCTCGTACAATTCCCTAGCTTGATCGAATACGTTCACGTACTTACCGTCGCTCCCAATGCAATGCGTTTCCATGCCGTCCCATCGTCCACCGCCAGGCACTTGCTCCCACCATCCCCATCCGTACAGAAAACCAATCTTCCAGCAGTACCCGCAGATGGTAATGCGCTCACCGCATAGCTCGGAAGAGTAGTCAATACTCCACTCATAGTACCACCCGTTACTGCTATCGAATTGCTCGCTTGCGTAGCTATCGATCCCAGACCAAGGTTTGTGCGTGCGTTGGCGGCGGTAGTTGCGTTCGTTCCTCCGTTGCCCACGCTGATAGGTGTTGCTACGCTCACGCTCGGAGTGCCTAAAAGGTTGAGATTGGCGGCGGTTACTTCCACCCCAGTTGCAAAAGTAAAACCCCTCGTTACGCTCCCTGAAATTGCCATTATACATCTGTTCGTATGTTAAGCCCATGCGCGATTGCTTGCAAGGACACGTGTCGAAATTTCGGGCGACCAGCAGTTACGTTTATCTCAACGTTCGCACCAATCCCACGGATTCTACCACTCCCGAAACGAATGACGTCATCACCATCAGCAGGCCCGGTATAACTAAGTACTTGATTGCTCGGATTGTCTGGGTCATCACCATTGACATCTATGGTAAACGCATCATTCTCTGCGGTATCCACCCCAAGCTGTCCGCGCCTCCATCGCTTGACCGATTGATCACCAAAGTTAAAGTTCCTGGTGACTAGCTTGGCGCTGATTGCAGTAGTGTTGGACTCGGAACTGCTCCCAATCTTTCTATTGCTGTCATCCAGAGCGTTTTCATTCATCAAGTACCACCCAGTCGGATTGCAAGCGAACAGTCTGCGAAGGGTAGGATTGCTACCGTGCGAACAGATTACCCAATCATCCACTTGGAATGCCAGACTGCCAGACATTGCAGGGTAGGAATCTACGCTAATCCAAGTAGAAGTGAGCAAATTGTAAACGAATACTTTGTTCGGCTTGGTAGATGACCCTACTGGGACTGCCAGATAGTACTTGTTGTCATGCACTACACCGCAGGACAGATCGGCATATTTGAAGTTTACCTCGTCAAACTGGTCTTGTATGTCCTGAGTCATGGGGATGGTCTCCCCTTGTACCTTGCTTATTGCCACCCCCAAGCCCTTTGCAGGATCAACTCCGGGGCTAAGTACGATCACTCCGTTATCGCTAAGGAAGAACGTTTGTGGCCCGCTCTGGGCAATGCTCTTTCTAGCAACGCATCCGTGCTGACGAGTGATTTCGTAAGTGTTTGCGGCACTAACGGTTGCTATATTATTTATCAAATGTATGGAATTTCTGAAAAAGACGATTAACTGATCTTCTTGATAAGGTATGAATCCGACCAAGAAATCTGCTGAACCTTTATTTATTCTGAACTGAGCGTCTCCTGTAGTGAACACGTCAGTCGAGAGCAAGTTGCTCATCAATACAGTATAGTTGGAATCAGTCGGTTGAGGAATGATCAACCTGTTTCTAAAGAACAATCCAAAATCCGTATTCGGGCATTGGATGTTCCCACTACCCGGACTTGCGTTTGCCTTTACTACGAAATCAGTAGGACTACTGTAATCACCATCCCATTCAAGCGGGGTCTTGTTCTTTCCTCTGAACAATATCAGTTTTTCCAATGCTTGCACGAAGCTCGCACCGTCCGCTGATGCAACAACTTCACTACCGGGATAATCAATATCAATACCACTATTGTTCGCATCGTTCCAAATGATCGCTTTGGTTCGGGTAGCAACAACCAAGAACTCAGTACCAGTTGCAGGGTCGCTAAACAGAGTACTGGCAAATACTTGCTCAGTACCTGCAGAATAAGTCAGGGTGACCGCACCAGCCAAGAAGTCTATCCCTTTGCGCACTTCCGCTTCGTCACCAAGCAAGCGCATATTTTCGGATGTCTGAACAAACCCTTGTTTCAAACTGGTCGGTTCTAAGTATGAATTAATCCCAACGAACCCATTGTCCCCATCGACCACTACGGGATCGTCAAGTTGTCCGTATGAACGATAGCGGGTCATTTTCTCTTCTTTATCTCCTGCCAAATCTTGTAGGACATGAACACAATGGTAAGCGATCCGGCAATTACCCCGACCACTTCGTGCAATGACCCGCTAAAAGTAGCAAGCGTTCCTCCAATTCCATAAAGACCGTCCCTCATTATCTTCTTCCTCCAGGTGTGAAATAAAATCCTATGATCAAGGGGAGGACGACTGTTGCTTCAAAGAGCGCGATATGTCCTGTTGTAACGACCAGAGGGGCTTGCTCCGCTGGAAAACTGAGAAGCCCGAAAAGAAATTCCCGTTTTCCTTCCCCGGTAATATTTGTTGTGCTGATGAGTGGAATGCTTGGGTAGATTGTCGTAACGCAGGTGATGAATGAGAGCGTAGACATCCCGATAAGTGCGAGCATACGACGAGTAGCGCGAGTGAACGCACCACCCGGCCCATTGTTGAGAGACTCTTGAAACTTGATTGCAAACTCATTGTTCCTGCACTCCCGCGCCATTTCCATTTCGTACTTCTGCTGACGAGCATCCGTCATCGCTCCGAAGACACCCTTTAGGATGCTCCCCATTGCGGCAGAACCACCACCAGTCAGGAACAAAGTAAGTAGCTCGAACATTAGTGACCCGCCCCATTTGTGCCATGCCTTAGCTTGTCAACGTGTTCATCGAGCTTATCCACTCGGTCTTTCAAATGCGCAATGTTCATGTCCTGCGTAGCATCAGCGGGCAATGCGCCAATCTCTCCTCTGGGCCACTTTATCCGAAACTCGCTATTCAGTTCCATCTCATGCCTCATGCGTACGTTGTCGTTCTCCAAGCTGGATATCTTGTTCCATACTACGGAGTATCCCCAGACAGCAGTACCGACCAATGCAATGGTCTTTGCCATAAATGCTAAGTTTGCCTTTACTTGCGTGTTCTCAGATAGTCCTTCGCTCATTTCTTGCCTATTAATTCGTAAATCCTTTTCACGTCGCTACGCCTGTCTTCTGCAAGCTTTTCCAAGTTCCTTATCTTTTCGTAGTGTCTAGCGGATGATATCTCCAGCTTCGCGGTCTTTGCTTTTTGCACGTCAATCTCCTCCTTCATTCGCTTGAGGAAAAATCCAAGGACGGATACTGCAACCCCAAGTCCAAGAAACATGTATGATGAATATTCCATCAAAATAAGTCATCTGAAAAAAGTATCATGTGCGAGCGATTCGTTCGGGAGAAGTGTACAGGCTTTCAGCCGTTTCGTATTGCATCTGTTATTCAGCAGTTTCAAACCATGAATCGTCCCAATCCACTAATTCAGAAGGCTCGAAAAGATTGTCACATTTCCATTTCCCTTCAGTCATTATTGGGAAAGTGAACTTCCCGACGTAAGAACTTTCGGGGTTGATAATCTCCATCACGTCGGCGTACTTGTCAGTACCTTGTTGTGGTATTCCAAGAGCCGTTTGAATGTCCGAAATGGACGATGCGCCCTGTTTTGAAGTGTTAAATATTTTTGCTTTCATTATGATGTGATTGGGTTCGAAGCATCTATCCCGTATTTGTTAGCCAAGTAGTTTACCACGGTGTTCATCTCTCCCCCGTTAAGGTCTCCGTTACCGTCAACCGTGTATCCTAAGAGTCCTCGAAAGATTAGAACTTCGTGATATATACCGCCGCCACTATAGGAGGCGCTTCCTCCGAAATGTTGGTGACTCTCTCCTAAAAACCAATCACCTGTAAGCGCGTTATCAATTGTCGCTTGGGATCGGGCGGCTGTACCAGCATAGCCAACTTGATTCCCTTCGAAAAGTTTTTGGTCACCATCCCCGTCCAATAAAGCGATAATGCGTGGTCCTTGACATGAAAGCGTATTGTAGCTCGATGAGTAGTAGTTACCACCTAAATGGGCGATGTTTGCTATTCTATTGCCTGTCATCATAAGTCCAGCGTCTTTAAACAGACCGGGCGCAGTCTCCCCTGTCTTTGTAGCGTTAACCACGCCAGCGTAGTAGTTGCTGTTGGGTGGAGTTATGGCAACGATAACGGTCATACCATCAGAACCTGTTGCGAATGCGTGGTTCGTGTCGTAAAATCCAAGTGTAGTAGAAGACGGCATACGGATTCCATCGTGTCCTCCTATTTGAATGAAAGAGCCTTGGTCAGCGGCAGTCGCTTGGACAGCGTCCCTACTATTCCCCGATCTGTCCTCCCAAGTTGACACCGCCACACCAAAGGCAGGGTTGCCTGACGAATCAACTCCGTTAATGCGACTCGCATCGTAGTGCATATCGGGCTGAGTGGTGATGACATAAGGTGTTCCAGCCGTATAAAGGCCCGAAGGATACGCTAGTTCACCTTCTGCCGCATCGTAGACCCTCCACGCTGAACCGTCCCAGACGATTATTTGTTTTGTATCCTCTTGGTAAACGGTGTCACCAGCGGAGGGCGATGCAGGACGAGCGGATGCGTCTGCGCAAGTTTCTAGTGTGCTTGTCATAGTGTTTTAAGTATTGTTGTAAATTTGCCAAGCCGCCCCATCGTAAACGTACAAATCCTGAGTGTCCGTGCCGTAAGCTATAACTCCAGTTGCGTCCCCAGTTCTTCCCAAAATCGTTGCTTCCAATTCTCTAATCTCGATGTTAAACCCAACTCCGCCACCACTTGGATTGCCCGACGAAGTTGCAAACTTTCCCCCGCCCAAGCCAAGCCCAAGCGATATGGTCGAGCTACCCATGCTTAGACGTTGTAAGCGATTACTGCTCCGCTGGTCAGATCAATGCTGGTAAAGTTCCCGTAGAGAACCATGCCTGCGGAAAGAGTCGTCCCATCCTGCCCCGTGCAGATATCGTCCAAGTTCGTGATGTTGCTCGATTGTGCGGCAAGCACGGTATCCTCAGTCGCTTGGATGGCAAACCATCCCTTGGTATTGTTGTGTACTGCAGTATCGTTGATGTACTCCCCGCCATTAAGGCCAAGCCCTCTGTATTCTGATGTTGATGCCATGATAAGTTATGCTGGTGTTGCTATGGTTGTTCCGTAAGTGGTAAATTGTATGGGTTGGGTCTGTCCTTCCTGCCTTTCGAGCTTGTCCAGTTCGGTCTGCAAGATTGCTTCCGCTTGCTGATAAGCAACTTGCGCTTTCGAGTTTTGTCCGTCAGCTTGCAACCAATCCCCAAAACTACCCATCACTACGTACTCGGAAAATACGAATGGAAAATCACTAGCCCCACTAGCATATTCTGGGTATGGTTTGCGATAGTGTACCCAGACGGGTGCGGTAGATGCACGATTGGGCATGATTGCTTCCCCAAATTCAGTCGCTCCGCTGACGAATATATTGCGAAATGCAATGTCGCTGAAGGATGCTCCGCCATATGGGTCTTTGTCGGTCACTCGAAATACTTCCGCAATGTCCTGATTAAAATCTATGTAGGACAACATATTCGCAGTAGCAGTCGCTCCGCTACCACCACCTCCGCTAAACGCTACCGTTGGAGTACCAGTAAATCCAGTTCCGTTATTAGTCACGGATACACCATTTACTTCTTGGTCGCTGTTAACGGTTGCGGTAGCCGCCGCAGAAGAACCTCCCCCACCACTAAAGCTTACGCTAGGGGCGGAGGAATAGGATGCTCCACCACTCCCCACGTCCACGCTACGAACGCGCAAATCGGGAATGATCTGGGAAAGAATGGAAGCGAAGGGCCATGCGGCTCGTTCCCACGCCAATCGTCCAAAGCGATTGACGCTACGATTGATCGCATTTTCTTCTTCGGTAATCAAAGTGTTTACGCCAGCCAGATAGGCGACGTTCGTCCTAAGCGTACTTACTGCTACTCTCCTCATTCTACGGATGCTCCTTTAAATACCTTAGTGTCCGGGGACTTGGTTTTCAAGGCAGGATTGTCCCGCATGAACTCATCGATGAATTGTTTCTCCGACCAGCAACCAGGATGAGACTGATGCCAGCGGAAGTATTCTCTGGCGGGTATGGTCGCCTTGTGCTGACCCAATCCGTCAATCATTCCTCCATGTTGGTTTTCTTGTCCGCAAATTATTTCGCGCTTCTTTGCCTCGTACTGTTCGAGGTCTGCTTCGTAACGCAAGTGACGATCCAAGTTTTTCATAAACTGAGAACCGTTACCATTCTTCCACTTGGGCAATATTACGTCCATGTCGATTATGCGTTAATGGGAAGAGGGAGCGACCCGTATTGATCGCTCCCTGCTCCCCAAAAACAAAACGATGTTATCCTACGTCGTTTGCGTCATGCATAGCCAAGTAGATATCCAACTCGCCTGCGGTCAGCGCGGATGGCGAACCACTTGAAGAGTTGGTGAACTTGGCTTGCAGGGCATCAGCGGCGGCGGCAAAAGTCCCGGCAAGGGTCTTCGGTACTGCTCCCTGAGCCGCAATGATCGGGCCAGCGGAGGCAACGGATGTGGACTCGATGAAGTTATTCGGGTCACCATCAGTTCCCAGTTCTATGGCAAAAGCGCCAGTTCCGGCAAATGCGGTACTGACGTTGATCATTGCCTTGCTGATGACGAAATCAGCAGGAGTATTGCCAAGAGCAACGGTCACGGTATCGGAAGAACCAGAGCCTTCGTCAACGTCCGTGTACAGGACTTTCCACTTATGGGTAAACCCTTGGGCGCGTTCTTGGTTGGACAGGACGCTCTTGCGAGCGTTGTCGAGAGTTACGTTCGTATTAGCCATTTCTTAAATCTCCTTATTTTAGGTTATTAGTTGAAGTAGCCATGAGCCTTGGGCGAGTAGCAAGCCAACCCGGCAATCACGTCGACGAATCCTCTGCGTCCGCCCCCTTGATCCTCAAGCTCGGTTGCAGACTCAGCCTTGAGCGAGTGCATACCGACGTATTCGGGATCGATGAGCAGTCCGGCATCAGC